GGTATTACGCGTTCCCGTGAACCCGTACCGCTTGTGCCCCACCTTGACAAAAAACACCGTGGGGGTGGAAGGTCGGCCTTCCTGCCGGGGTTGAAAGTTGGCGGCCACCGTGAGCCCCGCGATTGCGGCCAGGGCCGGGTACATCGGGATGCGCAAGTCAAGTTGCGCCACGATCAGGGCTTGCAATTGGGCGTCAGTCATCGGTGGGCACCTCAACAAAAATGTATGACCGCCACCCGTCTTGCGCCTGCCAATCCATGACCGATTCAGCCTTGTGCGTCTTGCCTGCGTAGGTCACGAGGTCGCCAGCCACGTCGGGCGCGACCGTGCGAATGGGAGTTGACGTGTAGAGAACGGAGTACGTCCGCGCGAGGTCCAACCCGAGGGCTTGGTACGCCTTGCGGTCGATTGGTTGGAAGCTACCCGAAATGGTGACGGGTTCCGCGTAGGTGTCCACAAACACGCCCGTTACGCCACGCGTGCGGCTGACCCATGCGGACAACTGGGGGGCCTGGGGGCGTATGACGCCCAAAGCCATCGAAAGAAGATTGGAACCGGGAACAAGCATCATTCAACCTGTGAAGTAAGGGTGGCAAGTAGGTAGCCCGAGTCCACCAACGGTTTTTCAATCGTACTCTTCGGCGCCTTGCCTTTGGTGAGTTTTCGCTTTCGGGCTGCGATAGTCTCAGGCGCGAGGGCCGGCGTTTGTAGCTTCGTGATCGTGGCCCGCACGTCGCCTTCGGCCGACAGGCACAGTTGTTCGAACAGGTTGGCCGGGGCAAGCTGCCCGCGCATCACAGCCCGCGACAGGCCCTTAGCTGTGGCCGCCCACTCTTTCGACTTTTCGTCACCCGTGGGCCTGAAGAACGGCCGGGGCGGGATGCCCTGCGATGCGCTGCCCAGTTCCTGCACGGCCGCCACGCCAGCCACGGGGGTGCCGTCTTCGTACTTCGCGGACGGGAACCAACCCACGCGGCCGGTGCGCTGCCCGAGGTCCACCGCTGCGCCCAGTATGACGCGGCGGGCAGGGCCTGGGGTTTTGTTGACCTTCACCGGAACACCCCGCCGGCCACACGGAAGGCCGAACGCTCGGGCCACCCGCCGACGTAGAAGCCCCCGGCCGCCTGGGCGGACAGCAGCGCAAGCAACTGGGTTCCGTAGGGCGTGAGGTTGAGCCAATACCGCCATTCGTCCGTGCCGTACGGGGGCGTGGCAAGGGACACCGACACTTTGTCGATGGTCGCACCGGTCACGATGCCCGGGGTTCCCGTGCCCCCGCCGCTGGCCTGAATGACCGCCAGGGCCATAAGGTGGGCCGTCATCAGTTGAATTGCCAACTCTCGGGCGGTCACGGCCATGCAGCCGTATGACGAATCCGAAACATACTGAGTCGCCATGACCCAATTTACCGTCACCACGGCGTCGGGGAACACGGCAGGGATTGCGAACTGTGGGAACCGTTCCCGAAACAACGCAATGTTGAGTTCAATAGTCGTCATACGTTTTCCAATCAATAAAAAAGGGCCGGGGGAATGGATCGCCCCGGCCCTTCACTTTGCCACCCTTCGACGGGCCAACCTTACTTTTTGGGTTTGGCGGCCGACGACTTGGGCTGTTGGTCTTCGGGCAGGTCTTGCGGCACCAGGGGCGAACTGCCGTCGCGGCGTTGCATGTCGGCCGCCACTTTTTCAGCGTCTGCCGGCTTGTCTTCGACCGTGATGTACCCGGCTTTCACGTGGTCGCGGAACGCGTCAACGTTCATCAGGATAGCCATTTGCGAAGCGTCGATTTCCGTCACCACGCCTTGGGGCGTGACGATGCGGTCATTTGCGACACCGGCCCCGCCCTTGATGAGAACTTGCCCGGCCGACCGTGGCAGGCTGTTGGGGTTGTCCGATTCAAGGTACTGGGTGTAAAGCTGATCGCAAGTCAGGGTCGAAAAAACATAGTGCATGGCGTATTACTCCGTTGAGAGAAAGAAGAATGCCCGACGCAGTGTTGACCGCATCGGGCACGGGGGCCGGCTTAGATACCGGAACGGCGAACGACGGCGAAAGGTCGTTTCAGCATCACACCGGCAAGGGCGTTGCTGAAGTCTTCCACGTAGCCTTTCACGCGCTTTTCGGTGCCCAGGGCTTGGAACTTCGCGGGGACGATTTGCGCCCAGGTCTGGCCGCCGTCGGTGCCGCTATCGTCCACCTTTTCGGCGTACAGGTAGAACACATTGGCGCCACCGTTGGCCGCGTCCAGTTCCGGCACAGCCTCAACCCGCAGGTTCGGGTACGTGGCTTTCAGCCAATCATTGACGCTGTTTCCGAAGTCCGACGTAACGGTCAAGAACTGATCGCACGACAGGGCCACGGCCAGGACAATCGGCGTTTTCTTCACGTCGATAAGGCCCTTGCCGGCAAGCTGCAGTGCAGCCATGGCCGCGCGGATGTCGGCGGTGATTGCGAGGTACGCTTTCGTCGCCCAGGTGCCGCCGGCCACGTTGACATACGCGGGCAAGCTGGGGTCGTTGAGGAAACCATACGTACGGTTGTTGCCGCCGTTGAACCCCAGGAAAGCCACGCTGTTGCGGATGATGTCCAGCGACAGGGCGGCGGCGTTGCGCTTCTCCGCTGCGCTGTTGATGCGGGCACGGGCCGCGCGGGCGTCTTCCAACAGGCCCACTTGGAAGCCCTGTTCCCAACGCAGCACGGTGCGGCGTTCGTACGTGGCGTTCCACGAAGACAAAGGCACGTTGGTGTAATCGCCATAAAGCACGGCCTTGCCGGTGGGCTCCATGACGGTCTGCACCACCTCTTCGTCTTCCCAGGCGCCGGCCGTCATGATGCCCATGAGGTTGTCGGCCATGCGGGCAGTGGTCAGCACGCGCACGAGGCCCGGCAACCACGCTTGCAGGAACTGCACGGGGGTGGCAACGCTGGCCGTGGTCACGAGGCCCTGCGTGTCGTCCATCGCCATGCCGTCAATGTCCATGTTCTGGATCATCGAAGACACGCGGCGGGCCGGCAGGTTGATGCCGATTTGCGCCAGGGCTGCAACGTCATCCATGGTCATGGCTGCGATTTGCTTCGCGTCCATCGCCAGGGGGCGAACGTTGCGCGCTTCAATCACGCTGTGGATTGGGGAAAGTTTCATGATTCGCTTTCTGTTGATGTTGGTGTATGACGGGCCGTCGGCTTAGGCGCCGCGCAAGCTGATGACAGCAAGACCGGGAGCGGCGTTGGCATAGCGCACCACTTCGGCCAAAGGAATCTGCGTCTGACCTGCGCCAGCCACACCAGCACCGAGGGCGCCGGTCACGTCGTCATAGAACACGCCTTCGCCCACGGCTGCGTCAGTGGTCAGGGCCACGACAATGCCGGGGGTGCTCGTGACGAATTCGCCAACGGTGCCGGCCAGAAGCGTGAGGGTAGGCGCCAGGGCACCGCCTGCGGCCGTACCTGGGGACGCGTACGCCTTGGGGTTCGCCAGGATACCGCCGGGCACGCCTGCGTCACCGCCGGGGGTGAATTGACCGTCAACCGGATCGATGGTGAACCACCGACCAATCACGATGTTCGCGGCCGTGCCCTTCAGGACACCCGGTTGCGCACGGGTCGCACCGTCCAACGCGTATTCGCCAATGACACCGAAGCCCAGTTGGGCGGCGATGGCCGATTGGAACGCCTGCGACCACGGGGCAACGCGCACCGTGTAGGCCGTGAAGATCGACACCATGGTGCCTTTCACAGCGGCGCCGAACGCTTCGAGTGCGTCGGCCGAAACCTGCTTTGCCATCGCGAACGAGGGCAGCACAGTGGCGGGGGTGATAGCCCACGCAACAGCGGCAAGGGCCACGGTTGCAAGGCGGAACAGGGTACGTTTCATGTTGAAAACTCCTAGTGTGTGAACGGGTGGGGGCCTGGGCTTACTTGCCGGTGCCGGTCAAGTAGCCTTGCACGAGGGTGGAACCGTTGGCGGCGTCCATACCCATGCGGGCCTTGGAAGCTGCGACCGCTGCGGGGGCGGCGGTCAAGTAGCCTTCGAGGGCAGGCAACGCAGCGTCGGCGGCAACCTTCACGCCCAGCTTTTCGCAACCGTACACGGCCACGTCTTGCAGGGTCATTTGGGCATGATCGAACGCACCGATGTGCGGGGTGAGGCGCTGCGCCAGCACGTCACGCACGGCGATTTCTTTCATGATCGCGCGGGTTCCGTTGGTCTTCAGTTCGGCCAGTTCGGCACGCGTGGTTTTCAACGCGGCGTCCATGGCGGCCATTTCGGCGGGCTTGACTGCGCCAGCGTCCACGGTTGCTTCGGCCGGGGTAGCGGCATCGGCGGGCTTCGTGGTGTCTTCGACGGCTGCAGCGGCTGCGGGTGCAGCGCCGCCGGCCATCTTCGCCATTGCAGCGTTGAGGGCGGCCAACTGTGGGGCAAATTCGCCCACAACTTTGGTCAGTTGTTCCAGCGTCATACCGCCCGCACCGGGGGTAGCGCCTTCGTCTTTGGATGCGTCCGGCATGATGAAATCCTTTGAATCGATGGTGAAAGTGAAATGGTCCATAACGGCAACGTCCGGACCCATTCGGCCCTGACTGACCAAGGCCAAATGATTGCCCCTGATCTGACGTTGGATGCAGTCAAAGTGCTGGCCCTCATAGACCCCCGACACCATGTCATACACACAACGATAACCCGCCGACAGTTCGCGCTTTCCGGCCGCGATCAAATCCGCAAGGATGTTTGAAAACGCTTTGATGTTAGCGTACAACGTGCCTTCTTTGAAAAACACGTCTTCGCCCACGACCCCATGCACCCCTTTGGCTTCGGCCGGCACGGCGGCGTCGGACAGCTTTTGCAGCGTCGGACCTAGTGCCGTGTGGTTGTCAACCCAGGGAATCAGCTTGAAGGATTCGATGCACTCGGGGTGCGCCAGTTCTTCGGCGGGCCGGTAGACCTGAAAGATTCGGGAAGCGTCCGGCCCCGTCAGCCCGAGTTGAGCCCCCGAGTACGGAAAAATGCCAACCTTCGAAATCGGGTTGGCTTTCACTTCAAACCACCCGTTGCCGTCATACTGGCGGGCGCTGGCGGTGTCGTTTGCGGTCATGGTCTGTAGCTTCTGCAACAGGGGAACTAGCCCGGGGTGCAGCGGTTGGGGCAGGTCAGACAATGGCGCCCACACGGCTGCGGAATGTTCGGAATTTAGCACAGGGTCGAAGGGTTCGGCCAGCCATGCGCCGTAAGTCGTGAACCTGTCTGACGCGTCCAACAGCTTGAGGGAGTCGGGCGAAACGGTCAGCCCCACCTCTTCCATGGACTCACGGCAGGCACCGTGCACCGTCGTTTCGCCCGGTTCCACCTTGCCCCCAGGTAGGCACCACGTGCCCGGGTGGTCGCCATCGTTGCCCCGCTTGAGCAGCAACACCCGGCCGCCCGCTTGGTACAGAATGCCCGCCGCGTATGTCATACCGCCCATATCGTCCCCCCAGTGAGTCCGCAGGCGGCAAAGACGCCGCCCAGTGGCCCAAGCACCCCGGCCAACATAAAGTTTTCGTGGCCTATTGCATCAAGGGCAAAGACGAAACACAGCAACGCTAGAACAAAATAAGTCATGCCAGCCCCGTGAAACCGTAAGCGCCGAACAGGATCGCGGACACGAGGAACAACACGGCCTGCCCGTCGCGTCCGTCAGACGCAGCACCGACCGCAACAAAGGACATGACCGCAGCGATAAACAAAGCGGCAAGGGGGTTCATTCGGCAGTCTCCGTTTCTGTGGTTGGCGTTTCATCGAACACGAACACCGGGGACATCGTACAACGGCAGTTGATGGCCTGCCCAGGTATCCCACGTTCGCCCGTGCGTTCGTCAATCACTGGAAGGTCATCGAAGCTGTAAACGTTCCCGTCCATGGCTATGTGGTCTTCGCGAGGGTGGGCACCGCCGCCGCTGTGGTGCCACTTGAACCGCTGGATGCCAACCGCCTGCATACGGCCTTTGTTGATTGAGTTGTACGCCTTGCGGGTCTGATCCAACGCGATGTTTCGGGCACGGCGGTGGGTCTGACCTTCGTACTGTTGCAGGGCCGGGATCAGGTCTTGCAGGCCGTTGCCCGTGGTGATCGACCGCATGACGGCGCCTTGCACTTTCTCAAGGTACTCTGACGCGATGGACTTGATAAGCCCCACGTTTTCCGCCACCGTCGCTTTGTAGACGTTGGACAGGGCCGGGGTCATGAGGTTGGTTTTCAACGACATGCCGCCCGAGAGTTTTTCAAGGCTCGTGTGCAGCGACGACGCCGACGCCTTGTCGGCCCCGCGCACCATGCGGTCGGCCAGAATCTTTGCTTTTTTGTTGAACAGGTCTTGAAACCGGGTCTGCAAGCTGTTCACCAGAATGCGGGCTTCGCTGCCTACGCTTTTGGCATCCTGCGCAAAGAACGTGGCCGCCGCTTCGCCTTGGTACATCCGCAGCACTTCGCGCGACACCTGGGCGGTCATCTGCGCAGTGAGGGCGCCCAGGTCTTTGACGTACCGCACGCCCACACCGGCCGGGGGCATCAGGGTGGTGCCTTCGAACATCGGCGGGGCCTTGCGGCGGGCCGCCCATTCCGCCCGGGTCTTCGTCAGACGTACAGAGGGTTTGCGCTTGGTCACAGGGCGGCCCCCAATTCATCTTCGTCTTCAAGTACCGGGATGCCTTCGTACCCGCTCGACGGATCGTTGGCGATGCGGTCGCGGGCTTCGTCGGCGGACACAATGCCGGCCGTGACCAAGGCGGCGTCGGTGCGGGCTTCGATTTCGTTGATTTCCGCTTGCTCTTTGGCCGTCGGGGTGTCCAGGGTGTTCCACGTCACGTCCACGTCGAAGGGCTCGCCGTTGGTATGACGCGGGGCGATTTCCGAACGGATGACGCAAATGTGGTGGCGCTCTAGCAGCGGTTGGGCGTCGTCCGTCTGCAGCGTTTCTAGCATTTCGTGGTAGTTCTCGATTTCGTAATCCCCAGCCGCCCCGAAGCCCCGGGGGCTTGTGCCTAGAAGCTTCGTTGCGGGCACGTTCGCCACGGCTGCGACCAACTGATACTGCGCCATAATGTTTACGTCAAGGTCGGTCAACGCGGTGTCGTGCTGTTCCACTTTATCGCCCCCCGAACTCGCCAGCTTGACGCCGTAATTATCCAACCACGTGCGCCACTGTTCCATGCGTTCCTGCGACTTCGCTTGGTTCGCCATGAACTTTTCGATGTCCGTGTAAAAGATCGTTGACCGCTTGGTCATCATCAGTTGCGGGGCTTCGTTGGCGCTGCGTTCGGCCGCGTAAACGCGTTCATAAATCAGTTGGGGAATCGACATGCCGCCGAACAGGTATGACGGTTTCAGGATGTCGGCCACTTCCGACCCGCGCATGACGATGAGGTGCGACCGGTGCACGCGTTCGCCGTTGACAATCCAGAAGGTCGGTTCGTAAAAATGGATGCTGGCCGGGTCCATGGCCGCCTGCGTGGTCAACTCGGGCACCACCCAGTACGGGTCTATCTGGCAAATGCCTTCGTACGTGCCGGCCGTGATGCCGTCGGGGTTGAACGGCTTTTGGTAATACTGCGGGTCCGTACTCTTCACCTTGCACATAGCCACACGGACGCCGAACACACGGCCCATCTTCAGGAACTGCACGAGGTTCTTTTTCACCTTGAAGCGTTTATCGGCCTTCTGCAATGCGTCGATCAGCACTTGCCCTTTGCCGAAATCTTTGGACAGCTTGAGCGTGTAGCCTTTGCGGATCGCGTCACGGGCCGGCACCGTACATGCCTTATCGACCAACCATTGCTGCGCGATGATGGCGCACATTTGGTAGCCGATGAACCCTTGCGACCCGTACCACATGGCTTGCGCTTCGGGCATCGTGGTGTGACCCAAGGCGAACGCCGCTTTAATGCTGTTGTACCCGCTGCCCCCCGCGTCGTCCATCGCCAGGGCGCCCACGGTGCCTTCGGTCTGCAGGTCTTCCCCCAGGACGCGAACCGCGTTCAACTTCGCGAGGTTGGCGCCGAAGACCTGAGCGGCCACGGTTGCGAGTGAGTACGACCGGGGGGCCTTGGTGCCCAGCGTGCCACCGTCAGACACCAACCCGTCGTCGGTGCTGAAGTAGCCGGGGGGCTTCGTGAGTGGTGCGGCTTGAGGGGCCACGGTCGGGCCACGGAACAGCCAATGGAAGAAACGACCCAGCATGATGAACCCCTTAAAGATCAAAGAACCCGCGCGGTTTCGCTTCCGTGGGGGCGTACACAATCATGACGGAATCGGCAAGGTTTGGCGATTTGGCCCCGTCCGGCTGTTTGTTGATGAGCAGTTTACCCGCCCCGGTTTCGCTGTAGGTGGGCTGGGACAGTTCGGCGGTCAACTGCACGAGCAGCGGCAACCTGCTACTGATCGACACGAGGTCGTCGGGGTTGGTCACTGGGTGGCCCAAGGTCACAGCCCGGTACGTCCGCAGGAACCGCATGCGAAGGTGCCACCACGCTTGCGCCTTTGCGTTGGCGAAGTAGTCTTTGTTTATCCGTTCTTCGGTGTCGCGCGACGGGTCGTTGTCAATGGTGGGTATCTTCGCGTCTGGATTCAACACTCCACCCGAGCCCCGGAACGGGTCCACTTCCAACGCCTGGGGCCTGCCTTCGTTCAACTTGCGGGCATCGCCCCGAACGCCTGCGCCCAGGCCGTCCGCGTCATACCTGAAGCCCTCATATCCTTGCAGGGCGCAGATTTCAAACGCCTTTTCGGTGGTGCCGTAAATATCATCGCCCTTGCCCGACCATTGGTCTATGAAGTCCAACAGGATGCCATGCGCACCCGCGAAGGCGTTTTTATCCTTGCCTTCGTCGGCCACGTCCAACGCACCACGACGCCGCCCCGTGGGTTCGATGCCCAGCTTGATGTGCGCGTCAATGGCCGCCTGTATCCATTCATTTGGGATGACGACGCCCGACACGCTGGCGCTGTAGTTAATGTCAACTTCCTGGGCGATGGTCACGGCGTCCAGCTTCTGCGGGAGTGCGTCATACCATGCCTGTGTCTTGCGTGGGTCGGCCCGCCAATGGAACGTGAAGATACGGTGCGACGGCCAGGAATGCCGCTTGACCGCAAAGGGGTTCGCCATGCCCTTGACCGACGAAATGTCTATGCGGCAATCGGTCGTGGCCGCCAACGACGCTTCGACCAACTCAGGCCGTTCGATGTGGGCGGCTTCGTCAACGAAGTACAACGACGCGCGGTCGCCCCGGCCGATATTGTCGCCCGCTTCACCCGTCATTACCGAGCCCGTGGACGGGAAAATGATTCGCATGTGGGGCGCGTGCTTCGTTGAGTCCCATATGCCCCGGAACTCTCGGGGGATGTACTGCATGAACATGCGGGCCTTGAAGAACAGAGACTTTGGCCCGTCCAACTTGTCCACGTACTCTTCTTTCCGCGACCCGAAGCCGATAGCCACCCCGTCATTCAGCATGCACAGCGTGCACGAGAGGGACACGGCCAGCCATGACACCCCGGTGTCGCGGCTTTTCTCCGTCAGACCGCTTTGGCCCGTCGCCCACATGTCCAACGTCCAGTTGATCCATTCGCGTTGTTTGGGGAACAGGCGGAAGGGCACCACCGACGGCAGGCCCCGTGCGATGTTGCGGGGGTCGAAGGTCACACCGAAATCGTCAATGAACTGGGCGGGGTCGGTCTTGTAATACGCCCGCAACATCGGCACGATTTCCGGTTGCTTGCGCATCTTTGCGATGAGCCCCAGGCGCCACCGCATGACGGCCGCGTAGTCGGGGTTGAGGAAGTCGAAGGCGGGGCGGTCGGTGTTCATGTGCCGGTGATGTCGCGGTAAGCAATTTCGAGCAGCTTGGGGTCTGACGGGAGTTCTTCGACCACGGGCAGTTTCCCGCCTGGGTAGAGGGGGCGGCCGTCCTTGCCGGTGATTTCGGCCCGCTTCACGATCATGCCCAAGTAGTCGCGGATATTGTCCAGGGCCGCCATTTGGTCGTGCATCTTCACTTCGATGCCGTCCTTGGTCGTCTTCACCCCAGCGTACAACGCGCGTTCGGGGCCGGTCAGTGTTGAGGTGTCCGCAATGAACACATCGCGGATGCCTTCGCCGTGGCACTCGGGGCACTCGGGGTTCGGGTCCGCGTTGAACCGCCAGCCGAAGCCGCCTTGACAGTCCGGGGGTGTCTCCCCCAGGTCCATTGCGTGGGCCGCCTTTTCCGCGTACTCCCGGGCGCTCCATTGGTATGCATACCCAACGCCCCAGCAGTGGCGGCAGTTGAGGTGACGAACGCGGATGATTTTTGAAGGATCAGCCGTTGCGATGTCCAGCCAACGACGCAACACCATTTCGATGGATAGCTCAACGTTAGCGGCTAGCTCCGTCCGACGCTGAAGGACTGCGCTACAAATTTCGGAGTCGCTTAGAAGTCGCGAGGCCACCACATGCAACGAACTTTCAGCGTAGCCAGCGTTCCGCGCGGCTTCCACGCCTGATTTAACGCCCGGTTTGGCGCATTCTTCGATGAATCGATAGATTCTAGGAGACTTGAAGGTGTTCATGATCGCCACAGGCTACCACATGGGCAAGTTACCCGGGGAATCCGGGTGATACCCGGCCACTTTGGGTAACGCTAAGTTGTTGATTTTATTACAGTTTCCTACCCTTTACCTACTTACCTCTAATTCTGTAAGTTCTATAAGGGGAAAGTATAGAGTACAGTAGTATATGCATATACACACCATATGCAGTATTTCCCCGCCGTTAAACTTGCGCGGCTTCGGGTACGCGGGTTTCGGGTAAAACCGTGTATGATGATTATGATACAGCATCACAACATAGCACAGACATGACCGCCCTAACCATCGTCACCCGCAAGGCTGCGCACGCCGCTGGCCTGACCCACTTCTACACTGGCCGCCCGTGCGGCAGGGGCCACGACGCCCCCCGCTTCGTCAGCACCGGCAACTGCGTTCAATGTGGGCGCGAGAACGCGGCCAGCTTCCGCAAAGACCTGCAGCGCAACTACGTGGCCCGCCTGCGGGGGCAGTTCGCCTACAGCCTGCACCCCGACGACCACGCCGCCGCGTTGGCCTTCTGTCAAGCGTTGGACATGGCCCGAGGGGTGGCGCCTTCGTTGGCGCCTGCGCAGCCCGTACGCACTCCCCGAACGCTCGAGCAGTTGGAGCAAGACCGCCGCGACCGCCTGGGGCTCGTGGACGAAATGACCCGGCCAGCGGTGGACCCCCTTGCGCACGGCTGGCGGTAGGTGGTATGCTGGCGGTTCCCCATGGTACTGAGCCGCCCCGCACGACGACAGGGCCAGCCGCAAGGCGCAACCCCCGGTGTTACCCCGGGGCGTAGTGCGAGAGGTTCTAGGTCGGGGATGGTGAAGCGTGAAACCACAGCGCCAGCCCCTAAGCCCCGGCCCGTCATCCTACCGACGGTTACCCGGGGCTTTTGCATTCACCCCCGGCCCGTGTTTCACTGGCCCCGAAAGCCCCCACGGTTCACGCCCTGGGGGCTTTTCTTCGTCTGACGAACGGTAGTTGACCGCGCCGTCATACGGCGTCATACTTCGTCCATCAACTCAACGAACGGAGCCCACGCCATGACCACCACAGCAAACAACCTCCCCGAAGCCGGCACCCGAGTGGGCACCGTGTGCGGCCCTTGCGAACAGGCCAAAGACAACGCAGGCACGGTGCTTTGCCAAGTGTCTGACCGCTGGGGCACGCATGCCGTCGTCATGATGGACAACGGAAAAATCCAGAACTGCCACGGTCTTACGAACGTCGGCATTGGCTGGTACGCCCTCTAACCCCTCAACCACACGGAGAAACCAACCATGAACGCCCACACCACCGAAGCGGGGTGCAACGCCACCAAGGCCGCCAACCTGCAAGCCGCCCAGCAACTGCGCGACGTGCTGGCCCGACGCTTCCCCGCCTACGTTTGGGAAGTGATGCCCAAGGGGTCGCGAGAGTTCCACGTGCGGGCGCGGTCCATTCGGGTGTCGGTGTTTTGCGCGTTCAACGGCAAGACCACGGCCACCGTTGAAGACGCGCGGGGGGTGTTTGCCAGGGTGAGCAACCCCGACCCCGCCGAAGCCGTCACCACGGCCCGCGCAAAGGCCGCGACCGCCCTGCAGTCCCTGTTGGCGGCGGTGCAGTCATGAGCATCTACGGCCTGCGGTTCCGACGCGGCGGCCCCCACGTCAACGACGTGCGGTGGTGGCTGGTGCCGCCCGCGTTAGACCTTGATCTGATCCGGTACTTGAACTGGCGGGCCTACCTAGCCGCCTGCGTCACTGGGTCGCCACCCTTCACCCCCTACCACGCGGCCAGCAAAGCACGCCGCACCCTTCGATTCAGTCAGGAACACAAGTCATGAAAACAGAGCCCTACCATCTTCGAACCGCATCGCACAAAGCCCGCACCTTTTTGACCGCCGCAAGTAGCCGGGTGCCGTCCCCCGGTGACGCGAAAGAAGCGCAAGACCAATTGCGCGAACTCGTGCACACGGTTGAACTGTTTTTAGAATCGTTTCACGCTACGCTAAAACCGGCCCCCTCATACAACGACGCCGCCAGCACCGCCCCGGCGAAGCCCGTGCACCCATGGCCGGCCCCCACGCGCAACCCAGCCCCAACGCAGGCCATCGGCCTGATGCGGTCATACCTCGAACTCCCCGGGTCCGAAGTGCTGGCCGCTGACAAGTGGGCCAAACGCGTGGCCGGCTACCTGTTCGAAAACCTGGGGTCGCTGCCATGAGAACCCCCCTAGCCCTAACTTTCCGCCGCCATGCCGATTGGCCCGAGTGTCTGCGCGTCGTCGGGCTGGCGTTGGTCCGCTTTGACTGGGTGCGCGTGCCCTGCGGCTGTCACTACGTCCGCGCCCAGGTCATGGGGCCTGCCGTGGGCTACGCGGGGTCTGTGCGCTCGTTCGCGTTCGGCATGGGCACCCCGGTACTGATGCAGGAACCCGCGTTGCCTGCGGGCCTGGGCGCCTTGGTAATGCCGCTGCGCACACACCCGGCCGACTGGTCGTTGCTTGAACTGGAGAAAACCGTATGACCGAAGAACAAATTGCAACGTTCCTGGCGCTGGTGGACGACGCCGCGACAGCTTGCTTCCACGGAGGTGACGCGGCGTACAAAGAAATGCGAGCAGCCCTTGAATTCCGCTTGCGCGAAGTGGCACCCCCTGCGCCCGAGCCGACGCCGTACTGCCATATCTATGAGTGGGATGGGCCTTTTGGCGTGCACCAAAGCACAAGTTCTGCGCGCTACAACGGCATGGCCCCGCATCGTTCGGTGCCGGTGTTTACCAAGCCCACCGAGGCAACCCACACGCAGCCAGCAGCCAACCATAAGGAAGTTTATGAACAAGAAAGCCATGGATCAATTCTCGGACAGCGTGGGTGTGGCCCTTTGGATATTGATTCGCCTTGTGCTGGTGGCGGAGTTGTGCACGCTGGCTTGGGTGCTGGCCAAGTAAGCGCGCAGGCAGAGCAAAAACCTAAATTAACGGTCTACTTTGAGCGCCTGCCTTCGGGGTTGGTGATTGAGGGTGACGGCCCACCCGCGCAGGCAGAGCCAGTGGCGCGTGATGGGCAAATAACCAAAGACCAACTGGACATGCTGGCAAAAGAGCTGTGCGACCGTGGTGAACTTGCTTGGTCAGGGTTTCGTCGAGACGCGGAAGGGCGGTACACCATTCCCGACACCAACCCTTCAGTTCTGGCACTGGTAAACGGCGTGCTCGCAGCAGCACCCACCCAGCCACGACCGCAGCCGCTGACGGACACCCAGGTGCTTGAAATTTGGGACAAGTCAGACACACCCAGCGCCGAAAACGATTGGACCACCGGAGCCGTTCCGTTCGCCCGCGCCATCGAGAAGGCACACGGCATCACTGCACAGGAGCCCCCGACATGTGGTTGATTGTCGCTACCCCCATGGCATGGCGCTGGCCGGCCAACTCTCAGCCGGCCCCGCAGTACCGCACGCGGGCCGGATGGACGACCGACAAGGCGTTGGCGCTGCGGATCAATTCCGAACGAAACGCCCGCATTGAAATGTGCTGTGTGACGCTGCCGCGCGACTTTACGGCAACCGTTCGCGAGGCGACGGACGGTAGTTGACGAACGTAATACGGCGCGTCATACTTCGTCCATCAACTCAACCACACGGAGAAACCAACCATGAAACTTTTGCAACTACTCAACCCCTGGGCGCCCCTGCCCACCGTGCCCGAACTCGAAGCCGAAGAATTGGCGGACCTGCAGCGGTCGTTATACCTTGAAGACAAGCGGGCCGACCATCACTTGGCGAACGCCCAGGCACTGCGGGAACGTATTACCAAGTTGGGGCGATTGCGTGCCGAACGTGGGCGCACAGCCCTGAGCCCGGACGAAGCCCGCCGCATCGTGGCCGACTTCAAGGCCCGCACCCAGGTAGGCGCAACGTTCCCCGTGCCCACCCCCGCACCGATCCCC